TTGATAATCCCATTTCTATCATATGTTCAAATTGGCTTGTTTCCTAGGTTTTTTACCCCTTGTTACTGATTTGTTACTAGTTTAGTACCTACATAGTGGCGCATCATATATTTTATAACGCTTATTATAGACAATATTTAGAAAGCAAAAAAGGACCAGAGCAACTAAGCCCTGGTCTTTTCTTATGCCTTAAATTGTTGTGTAGTTCAAATTCCACTAGATTTAAATTAGACTTTTTTCAAATACTTTCTAGCAACCCAACCACTAGGAATCTTTGCCCAATCTCCATCGAATTGAGATACAGTGACACGAGTACCGTAATTAAGACATCCGTCCTTATCGTAATCGTGAGCCTTAGCGTTCTTAGTTAATTCCTCATATGTCTTTCTTCTACAGTTAGCCCCTGGTCCTGTTCTGACACTTAAATCACTAGCAGTAATCATATAAGTACCTAAAGTGCTAGATGCATTGCTATGTGGCTTAGGTGTAGGAGTTTCAACGTGGTGTTCATTGACGCTCTTATTTAAAATGCCTTCTACAATTGCCTTTGCACACTTTTCAGCGTTCCAATGAGCCCTATCTGTGGCATTGTCAACAAAGCAGCACTCAACAAGTAGTGCTGGAGAATTAGTCTTTCTCAACACATATAACTTTGTAGATGTTTTAACACCTCTATTTCTAATACCTAGGGTGTTAGAAATGTTCTTGGCGATTCTTTCAGCTTCATCTTTGGCTTTTGATTTGTCGCTATAGACATATACCTCTGTACCTGTTCCGCCTCCAGCGTTGAGATGAATAGAGACATCTAAGTTAACCTTATGATCATTACACTTACTTACAATTGCTTTTAGGTTAGAATTCTGGTCTTTTCCGTTATCATCTGTACAGTCATAGACTGTGTGTCCTTCATTTCTTAATAATTCAATGACCTTGTTCTTGACTGCTCTGTCTTCGCTGACTTCATCAAGTAAACCACTTGCTCCACGACATTTTAAACTATGTCCACCATGTACGTTAATAATCATACTTTATACCTTCTTTCTTATAATTCAATTCCTTCAATCTCTGCTCTAATCTTTAGAATGCGAATATAATTTCCTAAAAATTTCTTCTGCTCCTTGAGTAACTCAAGCGAACATTTAGGAGTGAAAGTCAAAGTATTAGCCTCATACTTGACTGTCATATCATCTAACTTATCGTATCTGATTTTTGCCTGCCAGTACTCAGCCTTGAATCTATCCTTATAATCAGAACTATTCATAAGTTCTACAGTGTCTTGTAATTCCATTATTAATCCTCCACCTTAATACATCTGTTTTCTAATTTATGATAGGCATCAAAGTATAATTCTTTTTTGTCTCCATTATAAGTTGCTTCAAAATACATACCGTCTGAAAGTGTAGTTGATAACAGCGCCTTGTTGTTTTGAAGTGTCTTACACACCCATACCACATAAATATCAAAATCCTGTGGATCTTCTAGATGTTCATCTGTATATCTTCTTACTTCTTCAGTTGCAATCTTTAAAAATTCATCATTACCCATTGTTATTCTCCTTTGTTAATTGCGTTTTCTGCCACTTCTAAGCCTTTAGTTAAAACAGATGGTACGTTATCCCCAGCTTCCACAAAGTTTTCTAAGATGCTTCTTAATTCATTGATAATGAGAGATGCTAATGTAAACCATCCAACATAAGTTGTGATAGTCAAATCGATGTTAATTGTCTGTCCAATCTCAATGAAAATAGAAGATGCAAGAAATGCGACTAGCACCATGAGCCAGTAACCTAACTTTTTCCATACACCTCTGACTCCTTTAGCGGAATTTTCTTTGCCTGTTAATCTAGACTTTCTAATTCCTGTGATGTAGTCAATGATGTTTAATGTCAAAAAGCCTACGAATAAAAACCAATGTGTGCCTAATGCAGCAGTCAATACTGCTACAATAGTGCCTCCGATTGCGTTAATAGTGTCCATGTACTTTAATGATGTGTCGTATAATTTCATATTTTCTTCTCCTTTTTAAGCATATGAGTACATAAATGTGCCACAAATATAAACGTTGTATACATTATTCTTTAACGAAGTTAAAGTAAAATTGCCTTTTGTTATATCGTTGGTTATAGGATAATATCTGATTACTAGTCCGGCGTCCGCAGCACTGTTTGGTACAGGAATAAAAATGTTGCCTTTTGGTTTTTTATCGGTAGGAAATCCTGTCCACATGTACCCCATAGTATTGCCTCTGATTGTGGCGTTTACTACACCATCCCAGTTTATTTCGCAGAGTTTCAATCCGTCGTTATATCGGCATTTCAGTGTGATACCACATGCATTAGTTCCACAAGAGATCCAATCAGACCAGCCAATAACTCTATGCTGTATCTTCTTATCCGTGAGCACGGGCACCCATGTATCTACTTGATTCTCTGTATCAAAATCAAATACATACCCATTAAATGACTGCGCTTCAAGAGGCATATCCACCTTTAACTTACCACTCTCTGCCTTGCATCCAACTCCAATTCCTCTGCCATCAGCCGAAAAATCAAGCAGTTTAAATGAAGGAGCGATAGCAGCATAAGATGCAACACCATCTGTAGTGAAGCAATCCTTCACAAGCACTCTGAAAGAATAGGCATTGTCTGCGCTGAACTTGCCAGCAGATGATATATATACCTTGTTCTCGCCACTGTATGAATCTGTATAAGTTGCAAGAGTAGTCCATGTTTCACCATTTTTATACTGGATCATGACAGACTTATCATTTTTATTTGCAACTGGTGCGATTGAAAATGAATAAGTAATCTTAACCGCCGTACCTTCATCGTCAGCCTTATTAGATGTCACATTCCAACGCTGTGCAGTTACATTCTTGACTGCTGGTGACCACCACTCTGTAACACTAATGTTTTTAGACAGTGTAGCCTTCTGACCTCTCGAATCTGTAACCGTTGATTTAAGAACAACTGTACCAGAAGACTTGAGTGGCTGTGTCGTAAAGAAACTGTTTGGGCCAGGTATGATCTGTCCATCAATCTCATTGTAATAGTAAGTAATTGAAGCACCGTTCTTCGCCGTTGCTGTTACATTACATTTGACTTTCGAAACGCCCTGTATAATTGTTGATGCTCCGAATCTTTTTGCGATTGCAGCATCTTCATTTGTGTATGTGATTCCTGTTACAGTTGGCTCATAGCCCGATGGCAGTACTAAATCCAATCGGCAGTAGTTAGTACCGATGTACTTTCCGGCACGATTGTATGTATCTACTCTGAAACAAATATAGAACTGTGAAGCATTGGGCATCTTATTAATCAATGAAGTTGGAACTGTCCATCTGAATTCATCATTCCACTGATTATCAGCAATCTGTTCAGTTTTATCATAAAAGCTGTACGTGATTACGTGCCCAAAATCAGATGACGCTCTAGGTGTCTTGATTGTGACACTGTTGCCAAAATATACAGATGTTGGAGAACAGTATGGCTTAGTCGCTCTAGGAATGACGTCGCAGTCGATACCACCCGAAGCAGATACACTGCCTACATAATTACCTGAAAGAGTTACTTTCAATTCCTGTGAGAATGAGAAATCAAAATGCTTGTCACCGTTGCTGTCATGAGGAATCTTGATATTCGTAACGGTAGCAAGTGTTTTTGTTCCACTACCTCCGATAGTCACTCCACCAGACCATAACAGTACGCCATTAGCCCACATAGAGCCGTATTTAGTAGCGTTTGAGTTGATATTCCACTTATAGTATTTAGTTAGTGTAGCAGTCCATAAATCATAGTTTCCGTCAACATTGACACCTGTTCGTGTCATTGTCATTGTGACATTACCATTGCCGCCACCAAACGAAGCACTGCATGTTGCATATGTTGCCATCAGTCACCACCTACTTTCTTAAAGGTTAAAGATCCATCGCGGTTAACAATGAATCCGAAGTTTCCGATTCTTAGTGAACTAGAAACTTCGATGTTTGAGTTATACATTCTGTTATTAGCAAAATACGCTACTTCATCATTGTTCTGAAGAATAGAGTACTTGCTGTTTGTCTGTTTGGTTTTGAATTCAGATTCCTGCTTACCTATCTCTATGCCGTCTGCATTGAATCTGATATAAGTATTCAGCTGAGTCTGATTGTTTGATACAGTATCAGAAAGAGAACTAAAGTCTTCTTTCTTTACGAATCCCATCTGAATGCTTTCCGTTGTCTGCTGAATAGTAGATACAGTAGAAGCAAGGTTTGCACCGTCAGAGGCACTGTAATAATTCTCTGATACTGTCTGTAAGATGGATGCCTTTGTCTGTTCTATAGACGAAGAAACATTCTTAGTTGCCTGCTGCAGCTGATTGTTCATATTGTTTATTCTGTTGTCGTAATCATCAATGATTGACTTTAGGTCATTTGCAAGCACTGGGGTGGTCGTTGTATATGTTCCATCATCCCATAATATCTTCGACCTAACCCAGTAATAATGCTTGTCAATGTAGTCATCGGGAACGCTTTTCCACCCGTTACTGCTTGCATCGGGCATTTCCGTTGCTGAATCTGATAAGTAATACTCCGGAGTGATTGAGCGAATTCCCTGCCCGTCCTCGCCATCATTAACTCTCACGAGGGTCATGCTAGCCGATGCCTTAACCATATAATTAACCTTCTAGCTGAGCGCTGAATGTTGCCTTGTTTGTGATATCACCTGCACCGATTGTGTATGTCGCACCTGTTGCTACTGCGGTAGTTCCGCCGTCCTTGTACCACTTGATGGTTCCTAATGCAGATAACGCAGAACCTGTCACTTCAACTCCACCCTTGTAGACATGAGCAGTTAAAGTTGTAGCGATAGCAGTGTTCTTGAAGATTGTTCCACCGCTTGAAGTGATTGCCATTGTGATAGCATCCTTACCATTAGTTCCGTTGATTCCATTTGTACCTTTATAAGAAACTGAATATGATTCAGTAGACTTACCATCCGAATAGTTTACAACAGTCTTTGTCCATAAGTACTGACCATTTGCCACGCTAGGCACTGTAGTACTCCAAGTTCCTGTTGGAGGAGTAGTGCCGCTTGTGCCTGCCTGGTATGTTACAGATGTTGAACTTACAGTAACGCTTGTACCGTTTAAACCATTTGAGCCGTTTGTACCCTTGTAAGAGACTGAGTAGGCTTCTGTTGATTTGCCATCAGAATACCTAACTACTGTCTTAGTCCAAAGGAACTGACTATTAGGTACATTTGGAACAGTAGCGCTCCATTCACCTGTTGGCTTAGTAGTTCCACTTGCACCGACCTGGTAAGTTACAGAAGTAGAACTTACGGTAACACTTGTACCATTCTGACCTGTCTGACCCTTGAATGCGATTGAGTAACTGAATGTCTTGTTGATTGTGATATCACCATTCACAACAATAGGAATAGTGACAGTACCACTCTTAGTTAATGCAGATGTTGCAGTAACTGTGATTGTTGGCATTGGTGACTTACCGTCAGACACTGCTGAAATTCCTGTAGGACATGTGATAGTTCCTACAGTACATGGAACCTGTTCACTACCACATAATGCCATTACCTGTGTAGTAGTTGTCTGTGTACCATTTACAGAAGTAGTAGTGCCTAAAAATGTGTGGCTATCACTTGTCAATACGACGGAATATCCATCGGTTAAGTCAATTACATCAATTTGATTTACAGCCTTAATTGCCATAATTTTCCTCCTAAATGTTTAATTCGCAGTTGAATACTGCCTTGAATTTAATGTCTTTCGCTGAGATGGTAAACATGAACCCATTATCGTTGAGTCTTGAATCATCTAACGGGATCTTGCTGAATTCTGTCTCTCCGTGCCTTTTAATGAGCCACTGCAGATATGCATTATCTCCAAATGTTTCTCTCAATTTTGAAGAGTTATCAATCACAACTCCGCCCACATAGATATTCACTGTGAATATAGTTGCCACATCACTGTTCTTGAATGTCGTGCCGTTTGATGATTCTATACACAATAATATAGAATCCTCGCCTTTTGCACCTGTTATACATACTGGTGTACTGTATGTGACAGTATTGTTGATCGTCGTAGCTGTTCTCTGCCATATATAGAATCCAGGACGCCATGTCGGTGCAGTCTCTGACCAACCTGTTTCTGGTGGTGTAGCTCCATCTGTTGAACTAGCATACTCACAAACAAACTTCTTAACTGAACCCTGTGCCTGTTTGATTGCTTCTCCTGCCTTTTCTTCAACTTCTGAAACCCTTAGTGATATCTTCTCATTGGACAGGCTTAATTGCGCCATCTTGTCATTGATGCCTTCCTGTTCCTTTGCGATTATATCTAGTTTCAATGATTCCTGGTCCTGTTTGACCTGCAGCTTTCTGATTCGTGTTGTATTAGATACACGATTCACTGTCTTTTCTTCATTCTTTGTTGTCACACTGCCGTCAACCGTAGACATAGAGAACTGTCCACCTTTGTAATTGACAGTTAGATCCGATACAAAGAAAGTGAATTCATTATTGTTATAATTGACAAGAGCACCGGGAAGAAGGTTATCAATCGATATCATTGTGACATTCTTCACCTGGTTGAAAGTCAATCCTTTAAGTCTGTCATAGATGCTGTCTATAATGCTCTGTTCATCTGCATATAGATTTGCTGAATCAATAAATAGCGTATTTCCTGTCTCGTCGCCTTTAGAAAGAGGATTGAGACCATTTTCAGCATATACTCTTGTGAGTGTATACACTTCATTCTTCTCATAATCTGTTAAATCCTGTGTAGTTGCAAATGCAGTCTTTTCAATTGGAACAAATCTAATAGAATCAATTCCCTTTGCATAGACATTAGCCCCAAACAGTTCAGCAATCCACCCAAGATAGTTTCTTATCACAATCGTGTTATCATACCATGATACGCTCTTATCAAGAACGTACTGCGGTATTCCTTCACGAATAATAGAAAGACCAGTCAGACTTTCAATCTCGTCTAGCTGGTCTTTTATAGTGACAGGATAAGACAGTTTAGTATCGTATGCCTTGTCAAGAGAATAGTTGTTGTCATACATCTTGAGAGTGAGTTCCTTGGTGTACTTCTCCGGCTGGTCATACACCTTGAAGTATCTTGTATCAGATGCATCATTCTCCTTGACTTCCCAGTACTTGCTGATGTCGATATTGTCAAGAATGCCGTCATAGTTATCGAACTTCATTGTCAGTTCAATTGATGGCACGTTACCTATCATACGGTAGTCAGCAAAAGAGACAGACATCTTATAATCAAGAAGTCTGTCCGTTACATTTGTCTCTCCATATTTTATAAGCATATGATCACACCTCAATCAGAGAGAAAGAGAATGAATCTGCCTTTAGACCAGACTGCACTCTCTTATAATTATACTTCTTATTTGAAGCATACATCTTCCTGGTTCCTCTGATACCATGATCAGGAATGTAGAGTTCTGCCGTGAACTCTGCCGGAGTGAGTACCTTCAAAATATTCATTACATCTGTAAATGTATTCAACTTATATGTACATGTAATCTTAAGCATGTTAGAACGTATTCTATTTCTTCTTAAGATGCCTGTTGAGACAGGTCTGACACTATCCGAATCTAGATCATTGATTTCTACGCTAATCTCTGAAGGAGTCGGAATAAGTGTTCCGTTTATCTTGATTTTCGCTTCATCTGCCATTTATTCCACCCCCTAATAGTCAAATACAGGCTTGCCTGTGCGTGCTTCATAATCCTTGATATTGTCAATCACCATCTTTGTGATTACTCTACCGTCATCAAGTACTAATTTAATGACATAGGTAGCGCCTGTGCCGTCATTCTGAGGAAGTGATAATCTTTCTGAAATCTTTTCAGCAATCATATCAAGTCCCTGTGTGTTTCTCTGTAATGGTATTACTGCTTCTGTTCCTGCTTCACCAATATTGGCAATAGTGGATGCACTTACGATACCACCTTTTGCGAGTCTAGGAATCCTAGGAATTGAGAATCCTTTTCCACCGACTCCAGGAACCCAGTCAGGAATCTTTATCTTGCCGATACCGCTTAAGAATTTATTGATTCCATCAATCATGAAATTCAATGGAGCCTTGAAGATGTGGCTTAATCCAGAAACAATACTTTCAAATATCTGTCTAACACCAAACCATGCTCTTCTCCAGTTGCCTGAGAATACACCACTGATAAAGCTAGTAAGACCCAAGAAAACAACTTCCAATGAATTAATGATAGGGCCCACGTAGTCTCTGAACGCCTTGACGGCATTCTTAACCGTTTCAAACACATTCTTCCATTTGAAACCGAAAGTTCCTTCCATCCATTCACCTAGATTACGGAAGAATTCTCTGATATTGTTGACTCTTTCGCAGATTGTTTTGTCTGCGCGTTCAATAATTCCTCTAATTGCAGC